CGCGGCGCGGCCGGTCACCGAGCGCACGGCCATCTCGGCGTATGAGGCCATCTCCCAGCGGCGGCCGGCGGTGTCGGTGAATCCGGTGATGCCGCGGGCGGCGAACTGCCCGAGGGCGCGCCCCGCAGTCTGGCGGCGGGTGAGGCCGCCGAGCAGCGTCGAGCCGGACACGCGGGCGATGACGTTGCGGTAGATGTCCAGCGGCTCACGAAGGATGCGCTGAAACACCGGGCCCTGTTCGTCCACGGCGGCATTGGCGAGGCGTTCGGCCTGCGAGGCGCCGGGCAGGTGCAGGGCGGCGAACGCCCTGCGGCCCTCGTCGAGCGCCCCGAGTTCGGCCACGGCGGACTGCCCGCCGCGCCGGTACGCCTCGGCCACAGCAGCGCCGATCGCGCCCGTGGCGTCGTTCTGCAGAGCGGTAGCGACCTGCTCGACTGCGCGCCGCACGTCACCGATCGCAGCGAGCTTCAACTCGGCCCACTTCGGCGACTCGATGCCCTCGGCGAGAGCACGCGCGAGGATGCCCAGCAGGGCCGCCTCGGCGTCCTCGTAGATCACGGCGACCGCGCGGGCGAGGTCTTCGGCATCTGCCGGGCTGGTGGGCACTGCTCACCCCCGGGTCAGATGTTCGGCGCCTCGGGCCCTGGCGGCTGCGGCGGCACGTCCTCGGACGGCTGCACGACACCGCCGAGGGGCGGCATGAGGCCGCGACCGCCGGCACCGAGCGTCGTCGGGTCCTCAACGGACCGGCCGGACTCGCCCGCAATGTCGTTGACCTCGTCCTGCACGCGGGTGTCGTCCCAGTCGGGATGCACCATGCGCACCAGGGTCTCGGTCGATGCGGCCTCGGCGGTCCGCAGCAGGCTCGCCGTGGTGGCGATCGTCTGCGGGTCCTCCGAGACGCTGTCGGCGAACTCGATCAGCGGCTCGATGATGTCGACGCCGGAGTTGTACACGGCCTTGTCGATGGCGAGCAGCGCCTCGAACGCCGCGGCCAGCGCGGGCCGCCAGTAGGTGATCTTGCGGTTGCGGGTCGTGAACGACTGCCGCTCACGCGCCACAACCTCGGTCGCGGTCACCGCGGCGTCACCCATGGACCCGAACGTCTGCGCCGAGTAGCCGGCCGAGCGGAGGATCTGCTCCGTCAAGTCCTGCGCGGTATCGCGGTGCTCAGCCACACGGATGGCGAACTGGTTGAGGGTGATCTGCCCCTCACCGGCCCGATCCAGCATCGTCAGCGGCGCGAACACCTCCTTGTCGGCGTCCCACGACGACCCCATGCCGGGGCCCTCCGACTGGAGCATCGACTTGGGGACGATGATCCGCGACTTTGCCAGCCGCACATCCCGAATCCAGGAGGTGTATGTCTCGTCGAGCGCGTCGAGCAGCGGCTCAGCGCCCGCGATGTCCGGCCGGCCGAGGTGCGCCGCGGCCGGGGTGCCGCGCCACAGCCGGTTGGGCTTCATGTTCGGCACGTACACGGCCGTCAACTGCTTGATGCCGGTCTCGATGACATCGCCGGCCTGGCCGAGCTGGTCGACCAGGGGCGCCGTTGCGGGGTGCTCGGTCAGCGGGATACGGCGGCCGAGGTTGTCGACATCGCCCTCGTACAGGCCGTGCAGGATGAACCCCTGCTCGTGCCGTTCCAGGTGGCGGATCACCTTGCCGCGCTCACTGCTCGGCAGGGTCCGCCAGAACGTCACCGCGGACAGGCGCCCCCACTGCCACTCGGGCACGGCCAGGTCGGCGGAGATCGGCGAGAACCACGGCGCATCGGTGGCGTCACGGTCCCAGCACACCCGCAGGTACACGCCGCCGAGCGCGGCGCACATCTCTGCGGCTTCCAGCAGCGTGGCGTACATGCCGTCGTCGCACAGCTCGTCAAGGCGCTTCTGCGTCTTGGACGGGCCCGTGTCGTCGTTCTCGTCGGGCACGAGCAGCTTGGGCGGCTCGGAGAACAGGAGATTGGCGCTGGTCGCGGAGATGTCCGAGGCGAGCGGCACGTGCAGCTTGGTCCGCGGCTGGCCCGAGGTGGTCGGCCGGCCCCAGAACCAGCGCTGAAACGCGCGGTTGATGCGGTGGCCCCAGCCGCCGGGCTGCGAGGCGAAAAACCCGGTGTCGCCCGGGTCGCCGCCCGCAACCTGCCCGGTGTAGACGGCGGACAGGGCGTCGGGGTCACCGGAGTACCAGGCATCCCAGATCGTCATGCGGTTCGTGACGTGGGCGTACTCGGTGGGCGGCCACGGGCCGGTCTCAGGCAGCGGCATCGGGCATCCCCTGTCGGGTCAGCGTGCGCCAGGCGATCCACAGTCGGGCGCGGCGGGTGATCGAGGGGACGTGCAGGCGGACGGTCAGCGTGCGGCCTCGCTGATGCGGCTGGCCGAGCGTGACGCGCATGCCGGTCCAGCGGGGGAACGGCGGGATGGGCACGTACGGCGGAAGGCTGGCCACGGCGCACCTCTCGGGGTGTCAGGCGGCCAGGTCGAGGCCGGTTGGGAGGTGGGGGCGCCACAGCGCCTCGGTGGTCCGGATCGCGTACCGCAGCGCGTCGAGCGAGTGATCTTCGAGCTTGACGGGCTTGTCGTCGCCCTTGCCTGCCGACTTCTCGTCCCACGCGTACACGCCGAACTCGGAGAGCAGGCCGGTACAGCTCGCGTGGACTTTGAGGCGGCCGGCGCCGAGCAGGCTCGACACGGTCCGGATGCCGTCCATCACCGCGTTGTCGGCGCCCACCGGGGTGATGCCGTCGCGGTGAAGCTGCTCGATCATCGACGCCGCGGACGGGTCGACGACGACCCACTCAGGGCTGACGTGGCGGCTGTTGAGCCAGCCGCGCACCTCGCGGGAGTACTCGGCATCCGTCATCTGCCGGCGGGTCGTCCGCGACTCGTGGCGCCACTCGGCGGCGGCGTACAGGGTGCGGTCATTGCCGAGGCCAAGCAGCACCGCGGCAAAGGGGTTGATCGTGCCGTAGTCGATGCCCACGGCCAGCCACCGGTGTATCGGCGGCAGCTCGGTGACGACGTGGCGTTGTTCGTCCCACATGTCGTAGACGACGCCCTCGGCGAGGCACCACTCGCCGAGGATGAACCGGCGGTACCACAGGCCCACGTACTCGGCCTTGAGCGCCTGCACGTAGGCGGGCGCAAGCGACGGGTTGTCGTCGAGGGTGAAGTGCCACGAGCCGAGGTCCAGCTCGCCGCGCCGCAGGAGGAACTTCTTCCGCAGCCAGTGCGCGGGCCCGTCCGGGTTGGTCGTGCCGAGCAGGCGCGCACCGGGCACGGACAGGCGGGCAAGTAGCTGGTTGAAAAAGCCCTCGGGCATGAGGGTGATCTCGTCGGCGTAGGCGAGGTAGACGGTGGCGCCGCGGATGCGGCCCTCTGCCCGAGCGTCGGACGCTCCGATCAGGTGAACGGTGCGGCCGAGGATGATGGCGGTGGTGGCGCCGCGGGTGTGCTGCACGAGCGCGGCGAGCGGCCCGAACAGGCCGCGGTCCTGCAACGGGTCGATGATGTTGCGCTCGATGGTCTGCAAGCTGCGCCCGCAGATGATGATCAGTCCGTGCGAGGGTGCGCCGGCGACCGCGATCAGGAACGCCAGCAGGCTGGCGATGGTCTTGCCGGAGCGGACCGCGCCCGACCAGATGGACAGGCGGTGCCGCTCGGACTCGGCGATGCTGCGGATCTGCTTGGGCGACAGCGGCAGGGTGTCGAGCATGCTCACTCCCCGCTGTCGTCGGCCTCCTGCCGGGCGGCGAGAGCGCGAATACCGTCGGCGAGGCTGACCAGCATCGACACGCCCTCGGCTGCGCCCTGCTCGTCGCGGGGCGGAACGAGCTTGAGGCTCTTGTCGAGGGCGATGGAGACGGACGACATGATCTGTCGCTGGTCGGCGAACATCGGCCGGTCAAGGCGTTTCTGCGACCAGACGTTGTCTTTGCCGCCGAACGCGCCGACGATGCACGGCGCGAAGAGCTGGCGGTGCAGGGTCTCGGCGCTGTCGTGCAGGGTCTCGGCGAACGCGATGCGGCGCGCGGCGAGGTCGGCGCTCTTGGCGGCCGTAGCGGCT